TTTCTTGTTAATGCTTTGTGAGAAACTTGTATTGGTTTGTGCATATGGTGACTTGGTTAATACTGATCCTTCTGGATCTAGTACCATCATAAATCCACCATGTCCTCTAACACTTACGTTTCTAATAATGGTTGCGTCATTCATTAAGAAGACGTCCATGTCTTTGTTGTTTTTAGCAGTACTGTTGATGTTTGTGTGATCAGTTAGGTAATGATAACCATAACTAGTTGACTCTAGTGTTCCTAATGCTGTTAGTCCTGTTGTAATAACATTACCAATCAATGTCATTAAAGTGTTTACTTTTGTAATAGCAACTGCTTCACCATTGTTACTGTTGGTAGTCTGTGTTGTTACTGTTTGTAAAGAAGTGTAAGCTGTGTTTGTTAAAATGTAATCTCTAACAATAGTACTTGTTTGTGCCAATGCCGCGGCAGTTTGAGCTTCTTGTCCACCTACCTGCGAAACTGCTCCTACGTAGTACTTGCCTGCATTGTCATAAGTCTTTTCGTTACCACCCCATTTAAGATCGTATAAAATACCATCTAAAATAATTCCTGTATCTCTTTCACATTTCTTTTTGTCGTATGTAAAGCCATTCCATATACCAGCGGCGCCGGCAACCTGTGCTTCAATCCATGCAATAGTTTCATCTTTAACATATTCTTTGTTAGCAGATAATAAAGTGTATGCGTATGGATTGTTAGATGTTTTTAAATCAATTCCATCAAACTCTGGCTCTCTGTAGAAATACTGGTTACGCCAAATTGAAGTTGATGTTTCATCTTTTGGTTGAATGATAACACGTCTAAATTCATCACCTTTAATTGATACACCGTTTGAAACTCTAATAGGAAACTGCTCAGTGTATGTTCCTGATTCAACGTGTATGGTAATGTTTTTAACTGACTCTTTGTTACCGTATTCTAGTTCTTCACCTACTGTGTAAGTCTTTGGTTCTAGTAGTTCTAATTCTAATGTATCGTGTGTTCCGCCTGCTGTAATCTTAACAAGTCTACCAACAGCACCTGAAGTTTTACCTACAACAAGTTTACCTGGAATCAAGTCTTGGTTGCTTGATATGTTTTGATCAACATATCCAATGCTACCATTTGAAATTGTAATTGACCATGTGCTACCTTCAACAAGTTGTGGAGCACTTGCAATAGTTGGTCCTGTAATGATTGTTGAAACAATATCCCATTTGGCCGCAGTAGCAGTTTGTCCTACTAGATCAACAACCTGTGCGTTGTCAATAGTTTGTGTTGCAATATCTGGATATACCTTGTCACCTAATGAACAGTTCCAAGTTATGTTTGCTACTGTAATAATATCATTTGCTACTGCACCGTGTGGTGTAGCAGTTGTAATTGTAATGATACCATTTATGTTATCGTATGTTGAACCTGTAACGTTATGTGTTTGACCATCAAATGTTACTGTACCACCACTAACATAAGTGTGAACGTATTCGTTACTACCTGCGTTAATACTTAAAGTGTTTGCACCTAAGCCAATCTGTCTAACTGCAAATTTTCCTTGGTATAAAGTTGTTTCAGTTGTGTTTGTAATTACTTTTGCGTGTAGAGCCTTAGCAAATGTAATCGCCGCTAGTGTTTCTACTCTTTGCGACTGTCTTGCCTTTTGTCCACTTGCTGTACTGTAATACCTTAAACCTGCATTTCTACTGTGATAGTTAGCAGTTGTACCATCTAACATATCAAGTATGATACCGTTTGCAATTAAACCTAAATCGTTTCTACACTGAGATCTATCAAACAAGTAATTAGGATAAGTTACATTCAAGAATGCAATAGTTTCTTCTCTAATGAATCTTAAGTTTGCATCTGTTAAAACTTTAATTTCTTCATAACCACTTGACGAAGTTACACCAGTTGTTGCTACTGTTGAGTTACTTGCACCACTGTTATATGTAATTGTTTGTTTGTATGGACCTACGTTTAAAGGAGATGTTACAATAACTTCTTCTGCCTTTGCCGCCGCGGCCGCTACTGATCTGTAAGCATAGTTCCAAGCTCTACCTTCACTACCAACTGGCACGTTAGCCATTGTGTCGTCACCCTTCATGCTAACATATAAGTTTGTAGCTGAAGCATAAGCTGAATTGTCTACGTAGTATTTCGTAGCCGCTTGTCTATCTGTAATTCCGTTTGGTTGTCCTGCACCTGCAAAAGATCCTGGGTGATCACTTAGGTACAACGGACCTGTCATTTCGTCACCTTGGCGTCTTGTTACAGACTCTCTTGGCATTGCCTCTGATGTAATCCAATAACCTGCCAACGTAGCATCAAAGTCAGCATCTGTCATTGTTTGTGTGCCAGATCCTGCTGAAGCTACAATCCTTGTTCTTGTTCCATCATCATTATTCTGTGCTTCTTCTTTTGTAGCATGAATTGATAATTCTGTAGCACTTACAAATCTTAGATAGTAAGTTGTTCCTTCTACAAGGTTAGTTGCATCTGTACCTGTTGATTTGTATCTGTATGCAATACCATTTGAAGTAGTTGTAAATCCGTGTGCCGCTGAAGTTATGATGTTACCATTTGAATAACTTGCAATAGTAAATGTGTAACCTGATGCATCTGCAGGTTCAGTTCTAACTCTAATCTGTCCTGCCGCTCCTGGAGAACCTGTTGAAGTTAAGTATCTTGCATCTGCAAAACCTTTTGTAATAACAAGGTCATCTATTGTAAAACTTGTACCATGTGCGGAGTTTAATGCGTTAATGGCCGCAGTTGAAATGTTTGGATTAGCAATACCTTGGTTAGCCGCATTAAGTGGTCCACCTAAACTTGGTATACCATCTGTGCTTACTACTGATCCACTGTTTGTAATTGTAATTGCAGTTGGACTTTGTGTAACAGTAATACCTGTTCCACCTAAAAGTGCCTTCATGTCAATGGCATCACCTGCCGCATTGGCTTGTGGAATGCTGTTGGCCGCTAGTGTATCTGGAACATCACTTAATGATCTAAATGATATCGATCCACCTTGTCCAAATACTGCATAGAGTTCTGTAAAGTTTTCATTTGCTTTACGAAACGACTCTCTTATACTATCACCAGTACCGTCGTTACCTTCTACACCAATGTTTATATTTTGTTTTGCCATTCTTTAAAATCCTACTGATTCGCCACAACCGCAACTTGATGTTGCACCTGGGCTTTTAATATCAAAATATGCTCCGAACACTTCTTTTTTATAGTCTACTGTAGCACCTATTAGATACATTACACTTGAAGCATCGATTAAAAACTTACCGTTGTCTAAGTCAACTACTTCATCGTCTTTGTCTGCTGTATCTTCTAAAGACCATTCGTATTTGAAACCTGCACAGCCACCACCTTTTAAAGCTAGTCTAATAGCCGGCTTATCGTGTTCTTTTAGCATTGTAACCATATGTTCCTTTGCGTTATCTGTTAGATTCACTATTGACATCTTGTTCCTCTTTATGTTATTTATCCAGACCTGTACAATCCGAATGTAATCTTATAAATATTGTTGTTATGTTTTTAAGAACTGAACGCAAAATACAATACTTCTTACGCAAGGGCAAGAAGGGTCAACACCATACATACAAACGTAAAAAAACGTTGGTCATATTTAAATGCGATGATTGTGCTGAAGAGTTTATAAGGGACAAGGGTAAAGTAGACCCTAAAAGGCTATCTGATGAGTATGCTCATGTTTGTCCAAAATGTGATCCTAAAAGATTCGCACAGAAAAAGGGTGTTGAACAACGTAAAAAATTAAATTTAAGAATAGATTCAGATACGATTGATATTAGTAAATTATAACAACCGTATCTGATATTGAATTTGGATTAGTTTTCTCTTTTCCAAAGAGTCCAAGCACCATAGCCAATTGCACCGTAGGCGGCAATTTTAGCAAATGGTCCTGCAATTAAGATAATAACACCAATGGCTATAAGCATAGCACCGTCCCATGATGTTCTTTCGTCTAATCTACTTTTGATCCAGTCTATTGGATTGATCATAATGTTTCTCCTTATTGTAATCTATTGTTAATAACTTCCCAATTGATTATTTTCATTACACTCGTAAGATACTTCTTTTTACATTCCTTACCTTCTGTGGTATAGTCTGAAAAAGAATGTTCCCACATATCTATTGGCATCAGTATATCTTTCTTATAGGATTGATTAGGTGTTGTTTTAAGTTCGCCTTTTTTAGAAAGGTATACCCAACCTGATCCCTGAATGCCCATAGCTGTTTTCACAAGCTCTTCTTGGAACTTTTTATAATCACTGTATTTGTCTTTGATAAGTTCTAAAATTGAACCTGATGGTGTGTTTGATCCTGCTGGCTTCTTCAATTGCGTCCACCATAAATTATGTAGTTTAGCACCACCATAATTAAAGTCAGGATCTCCTTCACCTGCATTGTATCTATCAACATATCCTTTTGACAGGACATTGTAATGATAGTCTACATTGTCTTTAGATAGTACTGGAGACAGATCGCCCATATCGTAAGGTAGTTTTTCAAGTACCAAAGATTGTTCTTTTTCTGTAACTTCCATTATTATCATGCTAATATTTAGCTTGAAACAGATGCTGATTCTAGTAGTGTGGAGTTAGCCAAATTCTTATGTTTGGATTCTACCATGATGTCGGCTGTGGGTCTAAATGTCAATGCCCAGTCGTTAACTGCATGATTCCACATCATATCACTGTGGGCACGTAGTTTAGCTTTCTTGAATCCTTGTTCTAGCAGTTCGTCCATGTTAGGTAACACATCTGGATCATGACCTACAAGTAGATCTTCACGTGATACAGAATAGTGTATAACAGGGCGAACGCCACGCCAACTGTCTACTATGCGTAGATATCTATCGTCGGTGGGGTGTATGTATTCACCTGTGCGGACCCAGTGATGGTGTATGTCAAGTACGAGAGCGAGATCCTTTTCAAGTTCGAGGCTTGCTTCGATGCCCCACGACATTTCGTCGTTCTCGATCGTAATCGTATTTCTCGCCTCTTGAGATAATCTTGGGAGGACTCGTTGGATACCGGCTGGACCTTGGCGACCGGATATATGGACGTTGCACTTAAAGTCCTGGAATTGTTGGCCGTAGCCCATCCATCTGATGCAATCAACATGATATTCAAACTCCTCTATACTTCTATTTACTATTTCTGGGGTGTCACTAGCAAGGACAGTAAATTGTCCTGGGTGCATAGAAAGTCTAACATCTAGCTTTCTTGCAAGTTCACCTACCTTAGCAAAGTGTGTTTCACAGTATGCAATCACGTCTGGCTTCTTCCAGTAGTAAGACCAATCTGCCTGTGTGTAAACAGGAAGTACATCACTACCTAGTCGAACCATTCGCAACTCATCTCGTAAACCGCCAACGTATTCTATCAAGTTATGGAAACTTTGTATGTTATGCACCATGATATCCCATAGCCGTTGTTCTGCTACATCTCGTGTCTGCCTATTCAACCATTGTACGGTTGTGCTACGAGTGTTAAAGGGTCGCTGGATCTCTTCTAGCAGTTTCTTCTTCTGCGTCTGATCCGGGTGCATATATTTGCAGGCAAAACCTATACGTTCTAACATAATACTATTATACTACTTTTCTGCTTTAATGTCAACTTCTTTTGCTTCTAATTGTGTGTGAACTTTTTTAGCTCTGTTCTTAACTAATTTAGTATAGTCTGGATTGGTGCTCCATTTGTGCAAGTGATCAATCTGTGAGTCAATATCAATCTTACCTGACTCCAGTTGACTTGCTCTTTCAATTCTAAAGTCTTCGTAAACATGAAGTGAGTTAATAATGTCAATCATGTTTTTTACAGACAAGCATTTAGTCTTATATTTCTTAACACCCCAAACTGCATTTTGATTTTCTTTTGCTTTTAGTTGTGGTGTATTCTTATCCCATGTTCTAATACCAAATAGATTGTTTGCCTCTTTGGCAAACCTACTAGTACCGTAACCTGTTTCTAATACAGCCATTGCTATAATGATATCTCTGTGAATTCTTTTCTCAGGCTCTAGATGTAAATTAAGAAAGTCTATACATCTGCCAACTGCTTTTACAAACTGTAAATCCGTATTGTATTCTATGCTAGGTTCAATAAAGCCATAACTGTTCCACTCTTGTATAAGAGCTTTTTCATACTTTGCTTTTAGTTTATCTAGTGTAATATAGTTAGGCTTGAAAGTTCCATAAACGTATGTTGTAAACATACCTAATAAAGCTATGAGTACATATATGAATATGCGAAATGTCTTAGTTTTTAAAAGTTTTTTCATAGTCATATTATATTAGATTTTTTGGTTAAAGTCAAGCAGTTTATCGCCAATTCTCACGACACCAATCGTCCACACAATCTTTTGGATTTGGATCACCGTGAAATACTGCAATACTTGTCTCTGGTAGAATGGTAGGCTCACCTTTCATGGCAAAGTTTCTTCTGCCACTGGTTCTATTCATTTCTGGTCTGCCTCTCATTTCCCATTTATAACTTTGGATCCATTCGTCTGGCCAAAAGTTAAACTGTGATTTTACGTTAGCATACAACCAATCCTGGTCTCCATGATAACGTTTTGCATGATACTCTGGATCCTGCATAAATCTTTCATATACTACCTTGTGTTGTCCTGGGTTCAATCTAAAGATACTAGAGTTCATTCGATCCCAGTTAGACTGTATAGCTCTGTTGAAATCTCTAATAACACAGAACTCGCCTGGCTTGTAAGAAAATAAGTTGTCGATGTTTCTAAAGATAATGATATCCAAGTCCATGTACAAAGCAGGACCACTAAAGTTAAGTCCTGGATTAAAGAACATCGGCTTGTACCACCAACCTTTAATCTGTGGGTGTAATGGAATTGGTCTTATCTGTACGCCTGGATCAATGCCCTGTGGCTTTTCTGTAAAACATATAAACTCAATAGGGATTGAAGTATGTCTCTTGACCATACTGTAAAGTATGTTTACGTACTCTGGACCGTATTTGTCACCGTGCTTGAGACATAGTACATAATTCATGGGCTCAGCCCCTCCCTTAATTATATGGTTGTGAACTGTTTACTGGTTGGTTCATAAAGTTAGGATTAGTACTCATTGCCTTACGTGGATTAGCACCTAAGCTCAATGTTACTCTTGGTCCCATAGGAACTGATTTATGACCGTACAGTCTAGGAATGAATATTGCATCACCTGTACCTAACGTAAACACTTCCTTCTTGGAGTTGTCTTCGTTAGCAGTAATAAATGTAACGTCACCGTAACCTTGGATCAATAATACTGATTCGTAATCTCTGTGCATATGAACACTATGATGTCCGTCACTGAAGCTAAAGAACAAACTTGCATTGAACAATGTTTCTGTATCAATCCTTTGATAATTTTCCATGTACTCAATATGATAAGGTTTGATTACTGGATCTGTTTCAACACCTGGTAGGTGTGCAGTTCCTTTTAATATCTTATCCTCATTGGTTATGGTTGAGAGGTATTGATTAGCTTGTAGTAGTGTATGAAAATCTATGTTAGTTGCTTCAGGAAACACTTCCCTCCAAACCTTAGGTTTACCACCTGATCTAGTTTGGTTAAGCTCTGCCCAGAAGTTTCTTCTATCCTTCGTAAATTGCACTATTGGCTCCATGTTCTGCACACTCAACTTTTACAACGTAGCATCTATTGTCTGTTGCTTCTCTAATAAGTTTGTCTGCGAAGTTAAAGGCGTGTTCGGCAAACTTCTCTGCACCAACGCCATCAAAAAATCTAAGTTCTGCTAAACCCAAATCTTCTAATCTTTTGAATTCGTCTATGTGTGGATCTGCATTGTCTAATGCTAGTTTATGATCAAAGCTATCTTCTAACCAAGCCTTCAAAGGTTTAAGTCCTCCAAAGTCCACTGCCCAGTTTTTGTTATCTAATTTATCACAACCAAAAGTAAATGTAAATGCTAGGCTATATCCATGTAGCAAATGACAATGTGAATGATCTGCGTTTGGTTGTCTAAAGACTGCACTCAACCCAATGTTGTGTCCGTAATGTTTTGTACTATAATGTTTACTCATATTTCTCTCCAGTTATAACGGCGGAGTATTTAAAGAGGGTCGACGTTGTTAAAGTCCTCATGTTATAATTATATAACCTTTTAAACAAAAAGTCAACTGTTTTTATGAAAAGTGTTGAAACTAATCGTAACACGGTTTGCCGTTTTGTTTGGTAAGCTATAATGGTATAACCAACTAGGGAATAGTATTAGCATTCCGCTTTTTGGTTCAAATTCCATTTTGTTTGCAGTAAAGTCTGTTGTCTTATTGTGTATCTCTGCCATGCGTGGTGTTCTGATTGGACTTTCCACAACAAACGATCCACTACCTTCATCTACCATTGGATAGTATGCTCCACTTACAATGGATAGTTCGTGTCTATGACTGGCAACATAACCTTCCTGTACTTGTTGGTTAACCCAACTCTTTCCTATTTCCACAGGTCCTAGTCCTGCGTCATCACAGTATTCGGTTAAACGTTCATCAATCAAGTTTTTAAGATTTGCAAATTCATTTAGGTGTAATAGATTCATTACCTGTCTACTGCTGGTAGTTCCTTTGCCTATGTCGTCTGGCCAAGTGTCCATATCGCAATCATCTAAGAATGCGTTCACCACACTGGTGTACGTTCGTACCGTGTCAAAATCTAATTGGTGTACTTGTATCAGTGTTGGAAAGATTCTATATTCTGCTTTCCTAAACTCCTGATCAGGAATCTGTACTTTCATGTGGCTCTACTCTGTAATCTCTTATTGTTTGGAAATGCTCTCTATCATCTCGTCTTATTGTGTTAAAACTAATTGTAAATCTTTTTTCTGTTGGGTTTGCAGGAACACTATGTCGCATCCAGCTAGGAAATAAAACTAGCAAACCATTTTGTGGTTGGAAGTCTAATTGATAAGTGTTGTATTGTGTTTGTCTAATGTTGTTCATATTCATGAAGTATGGTTGTAGCGGACTTTCAAATATGATAGGCGAACTGTTGTCATCTACCTTAGGATAGTATGCTCCACTGATAACACTTCGTTCGTGTCTATGTGCAGTAACAGATCCTTTTTCGTATAGTGTGTTAAACCAGCTTGTTGAAATAAGTGTGTAGTCAATGCCAGACTCGTTACAATATGTATCGCAACATTCCTGTATTGTTTTCCAAAGGTCAGTTAAACGTTTGTCATTTAAGAACATCTCATCACCTGTGATGTAACTGCTTTGCCCTTCATGTACCAAAACGTGATCACCTGTTCTTTCCCAGGTATTGATCATATCGATAACAGTCTTCTCACATGGATGGTCTTTTAGATCAAAACTTGATACCAACGATGGAAAAGCTGGATAGTGTCTAGCTTCATATTGCATTGAATTCTTCTGTCCTTTTGTTTGCTACATTATTAATTATCTTAGGCCATGGCGTGTTATTGTAATAAATGAACTGTACATCTTTTGAATGTTCAAATACCTTGTTCATTTGATATATCCAATAACTAGGATCTATAGCACGGCTACCTTGTTCAGCATAGTTTTTGGTTCCTGCGTATATGTTGTTTACTGTTTCGCCTAGTTCAACATCAAATCCAATTAAATGAACGGGCTGTTTAAATTCGTAACATAATCTTGAAGCTAATAATACTGCATAAGGTCCACTCCCCCAATGCCACGGATCGTCAGGACGAGCATCTCCTTTGTAAGGTAGGTGTGGTACAGTTTCAACACCCTTGAACTCATCAACCCAATTAGATCTAGTATATAAAGTACCCTTGTAGTCGTTCTCCTGTGCTTCAAGAACCATACGTTTATCACAGCATATCAAGTGATGTACATGGTGATCTCTATATATTGCATTACAGCCCACTTTTGTACGTTGATATCCGTCTATATTTAGGCCTAGCCTACTTTCTCCGTTACCTATTACTAGCATGATACATTATTTAATAAATACAGTATAAGTTAGGACATGATACGAAATGACAGCATTTTACGATTTTTTTAGATATATTAAGTTGTACTCGACAGATGGTACAACACTAGAAGCTACACTTGAAGGTGATAGTGTAACTGATAGCTTGAATATCAGCAGAGGTAACGGCGTAGCTTTTACAGGGGCTAACGCATCTACGGATTCATTTAAGATAGATGTTGATTACGATTTAAACGTTCCAGTATCAACAACAAGCATACGACTGTCTGATGTAAATTCAAACAACAAAGACATAGCACTGGTGGCAGGTGGTAACATGACCATCACCAGAGACAATGCTAATCAACTTACTATCGCGGCTTTGGTCGGTGGTGTTAGTAAAAGCATTAGTGCAATTACACAGGCCAATCCTGCTAGGGTAACAACTACTAACCCACACGGATTTACGGAAGGTACACCAGTAACCATAGTTGATGTCGTAGGAATGACCAATGTAAACGGTAACGAATATTTCATGAACGTTATCGATGGTAACAATTTTGATTTGTACACAGATGATTTATTAAGCACAGGACTAAACAGTACAGGATTCCCTGCATACGTATCAGGTGGTGTTGCTACTGCTGACTACGGTGGAGCCAAACAAGCATTTAAAACAATTAGGGTATCAGGTCAAACTGATGTCGTAGCAGATACCATTGCTGATCTACTTACACTTGTAGGTGGAACAGGTATTGACATAACAACCACAGCAGGTACTGACACAGTTTCATACGCAATAGATTCAAGTGTTGTAACACTTAACGATTCACAGATTTTAACAAACAAAACATTAACAACTCCTGTAATTAGTTCCATTTCAAACACAGGAACAATTACATTACCAACAAGCACAGACACACTTGTAGGTAGAGCTACAACAGATACATTTACAAATAAGTCAATTAGTTTAACTACTAATACAGTAACAGGAACCTTTGCGGAATTTAATACTGCGGTTAGTGACGAAACACTTGTTGGTATTGCGGCAACGCAAACACTCACAAACAAAACATTAACTGATCCTATTCTATCTCCGACTGCTACTACTGGTGGTAAGGTTGAGTTTTTAGAAGGAACAAACAACGGCACTAACAAAGCAACACTAATAGGTCCTGCAAGTACTGCCGATGTAACTATTACATTGCCAGCCGCAACAGATACACTAGTTGGTAAGGCAACAACAGATACATTTACAAACAAGTCAATCAGCTTAACTACTAATACAGTAACAGGTACACTAGCAGAACTTAATACCGCAGTTAGTGACGCAACGTTAGTTGGTAGAGATACAACAGATACATTTACAAACAAGTCAATTAGTTTAACTACCAATACACTCTCAGGAACCTTTGCAGAACTTAATACTGCAATCACAGGAGATGAAGTAGTAGGTAGAGCAACTACTGATACACTTACAAACAAAACGTTAACTAATCCTATTTTGTCTCCAACTGCTACTACTGGTGGTAAGATTGAGTTTTTAGAAGGAACAAACAACGGAACACATAAAATTACATTACAGGCTCCAGCATCTGTTACTGGTGCTAGATTCATAACATTTCCAGATGCCGGCGGTACGGTACCTGTAAGTGTTTCATCACCACTGTCATTATCAGGATTGACAGGTAACATCACTTTTGATTGGACCATTGGCACAAACTTACAGGCCTGGGACGCAGACTTAGACGCACTAGCAGGATTAACTTCCGCGGCTGACACAGGAATATATTTTACAGGTTCAAATACTGCTGGTACATTTACACTAGGCTCAATAGGAAGAACATTCCTTGGTGCTACAAACGTTGGTAATGCCGCAGGTTCACAACGTAAACTACTAGGCGTTGACAATGATGACAACGTACAAATGGGAAGCATAGGAATAGGAACTGCCGCTTCAGGAACTGCTGGAGAGATCAGAGCTACTAATAACATCACAGGATACTATACATCAGACAGTAGACTAAAAGAAAATATTGTTAACATTCCAAATGCACTAGACAGGGTAGCCAAGTTAAAAGGTGTAAGGTTTGATTGGTGTGACTCTTACATTGAAGAACGTGGTGGAGAAGACGGATACTTCATTAAGAAACACGACACAGGATTAATTGCTCAAGACGTGCTACAGGTATTACCAGAAGTGGTGCGTGAGAAAAAAGATGGATACCTAGGTATACAATACGATAAGTTAGTAGGACTATTGGTAGAAGCAATCAAAGAATTAAGAAAAGAAGTAAACGAATTGAAATCCAAGGGGTAACAGATGGCACTACCTAGCAGTGGACAGATAAGTTTTGCAGACCTCCAAGCAGAATTCGGAGGATCTAATCCTATATCATTATCAGAATTCAGAGCATCAAATCACAACTCTTCCAAAACCAGTGGCGGACCTAACTACACTATATTCACAGTAAGTAAGAACACGGTTAATAACAAGTTACAAGTTGGTGGTGGAGATGTAGACTTTATTAACATAAACACCGATTCGAAGTTAGTATTAATTCTTAGGTCAGGAATATGGAATGATGGTAACTTGTATTTTAGTACGACCACAGCCCCAGGTAACAACAATTTACTTAACACGGGAGTTACTAATAACGCCGCAGGTGTTGATAGCATAATGGTGATAGATGGTTCAGATGCAGGCTTTACATCTACTACAGGTGGATGGGTAAATGGATATCTAAAATCAGATACCACAACAGCCTCAACGGCAGTTCCTATTCAGATTGTTGAAGACCCAGGAAATACCACAACCGCAGTTGACTACCTTTATGGTAAGGCAAATTTTACCTTTTCAGACGCAGGAGGATTTGTAGGAGGATCAGTTAACACAAAGATCACCACTGTGAGCAACATCTTAGATACAGACAACGGAGTTATTGTTCCTAATGGAGGAAGTGTAGACTTCAGTCAGGTTATGACGGCACTACCTACGATAGCTAGTGGTGGAACTTGGCATTACTATTATCTAAATCTCTATGATGCCGCCTGGGACAGTTCTGCAAAACAATTTACATTTGATAATTTTAGGAATGTTGCATGGACAAACAACACTGGTTATACAAACGGATCAGGAACATTTCTAAACGGCAGTAATAATAATGCAACCAACGTAGCTAATTACATAGCCAGCTCGGCAGGTTATAACACAGCAAGAGCTCCTAACTATGCCGGCACCTCAGAAAACGTTACACTACAAATGAGCAACAGTGGAGCAACACTTAACCATACATTCGTAAACAACACTGGTGGGTATGTTTTACTTTTTAAATACTCAATGTCAGATTCAACTGGTTTTCCAGCAGGGTCTAAAAACAGACTAGGAAGCCTGTTATGGGCAGACAGTGGTGGTCAATTTACAAACGCACACACGGTCCCTAGTGGAGGAACTCCAACAGGGTGTTTTGAAACATTCAATAGACAGAATTATGGATTTCCAACATGGCTTAAAATAACATTTTATTTCACTCCTGTTAATAGCGGTACTGAAACAACCCTAGGCTATAGAAATTATATCTTTGAAGATGGGTCAAGCCAAACAGATGCACTGAACAAGATCAAGACTGATACAGAAGCATACTTTCATGACACCTTAGATACGGGCGAAGATTATCCATATCTATACTGTGACGTTAATGCTGACTCAGTTGACTTTCGTTACTATCTACCTGGAATATTAAGAATAGTACCAGAATATTTTAGATACGGATACAACCAAGGTGGTACGGGTGGTGTTGCACATACAAACACGGCCGCAAGTGCAATCCAAGGACATTCAAATTACAACTTTGCAAATTTCAAATCAGATGAATTAACAACTAGTGCCAACGGCAATCAGAACATAAAACGACAAACTAAAGATATGAGCTTGGCAGGATATTACAATGCAAGAGGAGGGTTAACACTTGGATCAGGATAAAGAAAAACTTCGACAACCAGATGGTACAATGCCAAAGGGAGATGATAGTGAGATGAGACAAGAACACAATAATACTCAACCTCTGCCTAAGCCAACAGATGAGTATAACGAACCTAAAAATTAATCTTTAGGTTTATTTAGATCTTTATCTGGATCGTTATGTGCGACTCTAGGTTTACGGCTTTTAGACATATCAGTTCGTAATTTACCGATATCATCAATTACCTTTATGAAGTCTTCTTGATTCTTTTTCAGCATATCTGTTAAATCTTTGACAGCAATTATTACCCACCACCACCAAGCAAATGCTATGATTCCAAATGATACTGCGATTGATATGATTAAGTAGTCTGTCCAACTGTCTGGACCTAACCAAAGGGATAAACATAATCCTAGTAGTGTAACCATCGGTGCTAGTCTACCTAGCCAATGCCAGAACTTAATTTGTGTTACCATTTTAAGCCCCTATTTGGCCAAATGGTTTCCACTCTCCTGGGGTGCCATCTTTTATACAGACCCACCCTACAAATCCTGTTGGACTTGGAGTGTCATTCCATACAATGTCCCCACGTTTGTAATTACCACTTTGTGGAACATCTGATCCTACTTCAAACTTCTTGTTTTCAAATTTGATTGGTCCTGATGTACTAAAACAAACATCTGGGTTATTAACACCTATTCCTAGTTTACCTTTTACAGTAGTAATAGTATCAGCGTCAGTTCCAACTTCAATTCGATTGTTTGCTTTAAGTTTGATTCTAGTTTGATCATCAGTAATAAGTTCTACATCACTTGTTGTAAATGCTCCAACCTTTACTGTGTCATACCCTGGATCAACAATAAACTCTACTTCGTTACCAGCAACACTTAACTGACCGTTAGGTGCTTCTGAGCCAATGCCCAAACGCATACCGTCACCATCATAAAATATAAACTGGTCTAATACAAAATTACCTTCTGTTCTAAGGTTTCTTAATGTACCTACTTCAGTCAAACTAGATTTAGTAACGTCTGCTCCTAGTTCATTTGAAGATAGTACTGTTATGTTTCCTATTCGATACTCACCATGAGTATCTATGATCTCACTTGACCAAATCCTATCTGGATTGCCTTGCATCACTAATTGTTTAGTATGCCCTGCTCCAGTCCACATCAAACCTTTTCCGTAAGGTGATTCGTTCTCACAATCAAAGTTTAATGGACTTGTTCTGTCATTACGTACATCAGCCTTGACTTCATCTACTTCAAGTCTAGCCGCTTTGATAGTACCTGCTACTGTTAAGTCTTCTTCTACTCTAACACTATTCTTAAGTAGTCCAACTTTTAAGTTGTCAGTACTTACAAGATTGTTTTCAACCACTAATTCAAGTTTCGTAGCTCTATCTTGTATACCCATTGTACTAAATTCTGTAATAGTTCCACCATGGATTTTGTCTCCACTGATTTCGTTATTAAGAAATTCAGGTTTAGGTAATTGACGCTTCGCAATAGTTTCAATGGACTTGCCTAACTGCACTAGCCCGTCTTGTACTGCTTTTAATTCAGAATCTTGGATGTCATGTGTGCTCATGTAAGTATTTATCAAACTTGTATTGTTTGGTTTAATCTATTGTTTTTAGCAAAATCGTCTCAGGATTGATACGACCATTGAGCTTGATATCTACTGCATTGATCTCGTCCAAGAACTTCTTGATCTTGATTTTTCCAGCATCTTTAAACTCTTTCAGCTTTTCTTCTGGTTTACGTAGTGTTTTTTGTATGGATTCTTCTTCGCTAAAGCCTATGATAGTAGTACCTTTAACACTTAATCCTGTACCTTCTCTACGTTGATGTAGTGGATCTTTGCTACTAGCAACATACCTACCTAGCTTACGTGTTTTGATGTTAAACACCCAAAGCTCTTCTGCACCAATGATCTCTTGTGGGTTGATACTTGCTAACTGGAACTTCTCATCGTTGACTCTAAACCTTAATTTAGATACCATCTTCTCTTTGCTACGGATACGTTTACGTGGCTTTCTATTTGCTTTGGCTGTGTCAATGATTATATCACAAGCACCCATAAACAATGTTAATGCTTCAAGATACTTCTTAACATCTTTCTTTTCAAAGTCACTGTATGCTTCTATCAACTGTTCCGCATAGTCTCGATCACGTTCACTCATTGCATCACGTTGGGCCTTGCTTGGTGGTTGTAATACTTCTGTAAATTCTGCTATCTCGCTTGTATACCACTCTTTGATCTTACGTGCATGAGCCTGTGTACACTTTACATCATTAAGATGTTTGCTAATTCTAAAGGACTTAGGATCAAACTTGCCTGGATTACTTCCCCAGGTATCCAGCCAATCATCAACTGCACCCATCATCAGTAATGACTGCGATGCGATACGTTCCTGTATACTTGGCTTACGTGCTTCAAGTTTTTGTTCTTCAATTTCTTTTTTCTTTACTTCTTCAATCACTTTACTTCCTTCAATAATCAATTCTTTTAATTGTTTATCTATAAAATCTTCCATTGGCTTGATTTCTCCCATAGTACCTGGAAGCTCTCGCCAGTGGTCTGCGTAAGGTTTGTGCAAAGACGGAAGGCCTTTGTTCATTAGTCTACAACTTGTACCAAGTGTACAACTAAAACGCCATTCCGGATTCTTTCCTATAGCCTTTATGTGTTTCTTCCATTCAGGCTTGTCCTTACAATACTCAAGAATCCATCTTTTGTAGTCAGCACCTTTAAACTCCATCCTATAATAGGAATAAGCATGGTCCTTTAGTCTCCCATAGGCCGGCCCATCAAGTTCACTCGCCTTCGATATATCCGGCTCATAATTCTTTTGGCTTACACGTCTCGTGGCTCTCTTCTTTTTACGAGGTGCACCTTTTAAAAGTGATTTAGCCAATCTTCAATCTCCTGCAAAAATATGTCTAACACAGTTACTATATAGCAAAAAAAATAAAAGTCTACTAAAAATGACTTTTAATCTTATATTTTTTCGCCATTTTCATCTGATCTAAAAGTTTTAAATCTAGGAAAACGTAAACTGTATGTGTCTGAATCTTGTGATTTTGTACGAGCGTCTGCTCTAATTTCTACTAAAGAACCAATGATGTTAGTACGGTCAGTCCAGAACTGATCACGTTGACTGTCAGTGAAACCACTTCCACAGTTAAGGTGATAATTGTATCCATCGTCTTCTCCTTCTACTATGATTGCGCCAAGTCTACCTTCATTTCGTCCAGTTCCTTCTTCAACTGCAACTACTTTTAATGTAATCTCGATGAAAGGTTTGGCTTTTAACCAAGCATGAGATCTCTTACATTCGTATACTGCTTGTTGATCTTTGATCATAACTCCTTCATATCCACCGTCTACAGCCGCTTTATTAAGCTCTACAAAGCGATCTTGGCCTTCAGGGCTACTTAGATCCACATCTTCCCAGTCCAGTGCTTGTACGTGCTCTAAGGCGTCTTTATTAGCTTCAACCCAATGCCATACATACTGACTTCTTTTTGATTGCTCTACTTCATACTTTCCTTCTAAGAACTTGTCTAATGGAATCATATCAAATAAATGTAGTACTGCGTCTTTGGCAACACCTCCACTCTTTCTATGTACCTGTTTCATTAGGTCCTGGAAGTTAGCACTCATTACCTCTCCGTCCAATACTAGATCATATGGAGCAGGCTTTTCTTTTAATACTGCTTCTAGTTCTTCTATGATATGTCCAAAGTTATGAAACTGCTTACCATTCCTGCTAAACATCTCAACCTTGCCATCTTTGATAACTGTTAGTACTCTAACACCATCAAGTTTAATTTCTATTTGTTTAGGACCAACCATCTTCTTTTCGTGGTTAGCTGAGTCATGTGCAAGTTGACAAGTAAATGTAGGAACAATGTATTTGTCAAAGTTATTTTTCTTTGCTACATTGTTTACTGTCTTTTCACTTACGCCACAACGTAAATCTTTAATAAGGATACGTCTGTAAAAACCATTCCATTGTTCTGCTGTCGCTGAACTCATTACAAGCTCAATAGCATCTCTGGCCGCATGACCAGTTAATTCTCTTTTGTTAAGTTTATCTGCAAGTTCTACGAATACCTTCCATTCACAACCTTGTCCACTGATTACTGTGTCCTTTGTTGGAACTTGCTTAACGCCAAATGTGTATAATGGATCAAGTGCCATACGTACACCTTCAAAGAACTCATCTAGTCCTTCATTCATTGCGTCTAATAATATTGATTCTTTAGCAAGACGTGAATTGTCTGCTTCTAGCTTTTCGATTATTGCCTGGGGTTGTGTTCTCATTTGTGCCTCTCTTTAATTATTATATACATTATATAATCAATATATTCATTTGTCAAGTCTTTTTTTGGCCGGCCCAAAGAGATTCGAACTCCTGACCTCCAGTTCCGCAAACTGGCGCTCTATCCAACTGAGCTATGGGCCGTGTATATAGTATAGTGCATTATTTTGGTTTTGTCAATTAGAATCTACAGCCGACTTCAGCTTTTGGAATAACTTTATCTTGGAGTTCTTTAATGGTAGGTTCGTGTATTGTTTTCACATCAGCCGATGCCTTAACATCACAATCCATTTTTCTAACACAGGAGATCAGTAGAACTAGGGAGAGTGCTATGATCAGTGCCAGCTTCATTGTAGAATATTTAGTCAAAAAAAAAGGCCGAACAAATGAATGATCGGCCCTTTTTAAAAACTAAGAAACTAAATTAGCTTCTTGATGCAGATGCCATTGCTTTGTAACCAGCGGCAACTACTGCTCTTGAGGCAGAACCTAATCTGTACTTTTTAGCACCAGTCTTAGTAGTGTTTAAGTACACAGGGTATCCTGCGAATCTCAAAGATTGGATAACCGCTTGTGGGTTACCTGCTTTAAACTTGCTCTTAAGTTGAGCTGAAGTTAGTTCTGATCCGTTTTTAAGTGCGGTCAATACACTATCTTGAATTGTATTTTTCATGTAATATCTCCTTAATTAAGTTTCAAATACTGTTACAGTATACACTAAAAATCTAGTAAAGTCAAATACTTGTTTGCCAATTATACAAAATCGGGTCCATGTACCCAACCAACTAATGACTTACGTGTGCCTTTTGTTACTGGTACTACTTTGTGAGGCATCCAACTAGGGAAGAAACATATCTCATATTTCTTTAATTGGATAGGGTAACCAATCGAGTCTGGCATCAATGTTAATGCGCCTCCTTCAAACTCGCTTGGGTCATTTAGTAAACAACTAAATGAAATCTTTCTACTGTCACCATTAACACCTTTGAACCCTGCGTCAGAGTGCATTGAATAATGACCTTTCTTATCTGCATTATAAACACTATATTGGAGTGTTTCTAAATACGTGATAGAATATTTAAAATGAAAATCGTTTGCATGATGTATAACGCCACCTAATAAGTTATACAACTCTGGATTGGTGTTTGTGTCAATCCAACTTATGTCTGTTGAACGTAACTCGTAATCGTGTTCAGCTTCACCTTCCTTAACGTAACCTGCGTTCTGAACAGGATTGTTCGTTCGAACCCAGTCATGGAGGTCGTTTGCTATCTTATCGTTCAATCCCCATTGTTCCACACAATATTCTGGTGGTGGATTATCTCTATGTTGTGGTGGTGTTAAAATATACATTATTGTTTACCTTGTAACATCATGTGTCTATGATAGCTTCTAGCAAGTAGATCCATAAACCTTTGAAATTGTATACCCATTCTTACAAAGGCAAACTGTCTTGTGCTTGGTTGTATTCCTGTGTTTACTATGCAACGTTTCTTATTTGGATTAATAAGGAATACCTTACCTAACTGTGATGGTACAATACCAAAGTCTTCTACTACTGTATGACAATCTAGTCCTGGCTCTTCCATACAAATCATTAATGGAATTGGCCAGCTAATTAAATCTATTGTGTCTACGTTATCAGTTGGCTCTACCATGTTAAAGTTATGCGGTCGTGCATATCCTTCAGGCTCAATACGCCAATAGTTAATCTTGGCTAGTTTATCACAAGCACTATTATCAAACCACCATTGTGCCGTTTGTGTCATATCAGCACCTTCAAGTTTATGCCATTGATTATTGTAAACGGTAACACCTTTGACATCGCCTAATGGTAATGGCTTGGTGTGTTCCACTACCCTATCAGTTTCTAATCTAATCTTAAAGTTAAAACCAAAGTCTTCGTAGTCTGGTGGGTTAACACTTTTCAAATCAAGATCTATCCAACCTATCTTATTGTCTAGCAATAGTTGGAATAACCATTTGCCAACTGAATAACCCATCTTAGGGTTAACGTCAGCTGGTAACTCTGGAAATGTAAAATCCTTATTTTTGTGTGCTTCGTAAAATTCTTTTGTTTCTATATCCATAATCTTCTCAATAGTGGTGCCGCTTCACGGATTCGAACCGCGGACCTACTGATTACAAATCAGTTGCTCTACCAACTGAGCTAAAGCGGCTTGTAAGATTAATCAAACTCTGATCTAACAATGTGCTTTCTCAATGCTCTAACAAGTTCCTCGATCTTATCAATCACTGAAATCAAACTTTTATCTGTAATGTAAGTTTGTCTTTCACGTAGCTTGTCGTAGTCCTTCAAAGGTATTGTTACTGTGCTACCTTCGTTTTCGTATGTTGCATCTTCTGATCTATCATCTGTCATAAATCCCCTTTAGTTCATTTACGCGATCTTCCAACCAACTTATTGCAGTATGAATATGTCCTGTGTCGTGTTCTTGTAAACAACTTTTGGCATACTCAATTTCTTGTTCAAGTATATTAACTTTTATCAGATTCCCTGGAAAGTCCCGGTGCTTCCTCACTGCCTCTTGTTTGGTCTTCTGTTTCGTCATCAGTAGTACTTACCTCTGGCATAGTTCCATTGACCGCTCTTTCGAGTAAGCCGTCAACATCTATGTCATGATGCTCTAACATTTGGAGAGCTCCAACAGGAGTCTTACATAATTTCTCCTTGACCATTTGCCTAACTACATAAACAACATTATATTTTGATAAATTTAAAAACTTTCCATCTGGACCGTATAACTCTTGACTAAAAATTCTACCCATTTATAACAACCTTTCTAACTCTATCATACACAAAGGAACGATATCCTTTGGCATTAGTGTCCCATACTGTGATGTTCTTCTCGTGAGCTTCTTTGGTTGTCTTAGGGTGATTAGCTTCTGGTATAACTCTTAGGTCTTTGGTACAAGTCATTACACGTTCGTCGCCATCAAGTTTTAAAAAAGTTACTGTAGCAGTTTGCTCTTTCAGTAACTTGATTAACGTATCCTTGGTGGGTATTCCTTTTAATTCTGCTATTTGATCTAAACTCATAAACCTCTTCCTTGCTTTATGTTAAAAGTTCTAGGTCCAGGAGTAGTAAATTCCATGCCCATCTTATTACCAACATACACTCTACCAGTGTACATCATCTTAATTTTGTTCTGTGCTATAAACACTTCAACAAATTGTCCTTCCTCAAACCTATCAACGTCTGCTTCAGCAACAACGTCATTATCGGTGCAAGTAATAGTGCATTTAGAATCGTAGTTTTTATTCATCTTTACCCCATAGTTTATTAATTTTACTTTGATATGATTTATACATAATAAAGTCCACCAACAAGAAGTTTATTAACAATCCTGTAGTCGTTAGGGCCATTCCAAACAATGCTGGTATTAAGAATAAGAACGCAACTATCTTAACTAGATAATCAGTTACTAAGATATTGGGTACTTCCCAAAAAGGAAAACTGCCTAGCATAGGCTTAGGTGGTTTCTTCCTATAATCTTCAAACTCATAGTTCATATTCAAAATTCTGTGATGTGTCATTGATGCTTATTTGTTTAGCACCGTTACGTATGTGGAAGTGTGTTGCCATAGGTGTTAATGGCGATAGTGTAATAACTCTTTCAATGCCCTGTTCTTTTGCATGAGATAAAATCTTTTGAATGATCTCTCTACCTGCTCCACGTTTACGTGACCAAACTGTGTATGCGATAGCAACCTTTGGAACTTCTTCTTTCATATGTACGAGTTCACTCATCATATCAAGTTCCTTTACATTCTCTGGAACATCATTAGTATATGCAATACAAATAATGCCTTCTATCTCGTCCTCGTATTTCAGACCGTATATCTTACGACCTTTTGTGATACGCCAACCTAATGTTAAATCAGGTCTTACAGGATCCTCAGATACGTCAATGTCGTCTAGTTCAACTAGCTCTGTACCCTTGACCCATCTAAAGAAGTCATCAGTTTTATTCTTAAAAAATTTCAAGTACTTCCCTTCCTTAGTGTTATATTCTGTTTCTTTCTTTTTGTAACTTTAATGCTCTCTTGATACCACGTTTTTTAGCCAAACGTTTTTTCTCACTTGGCTTTTGGTAGTATGCTCTTTCCTTAAGTTCTAAAAGTAAACCTTCTTTTTTCATTTTACGTTTCATAACTCTAAGGGCTTTTTCAACATTGTTATTTCTAACTATTACTTCCATATTTCTCCTTTAGTGTAATGTGTTCTGTCCGGCTGTCTCCATGAATACGTCCTCATCAGCCCAATTAACGTTAAAGTACTTTTCGCATAGTGTCGCTATAGCTTGAGGTACTTCATCGTCTTCTTGTCCTTTAGGAACGTAAAGACCTTTCAGTTCACCGTTCTTATTAATTATCAATCCCCAATCATCTGTATCGAGGACTTCTTCTATTGTAACAAACTTGTGATTCGCCATTGTACTATCTCCAATAAGTTTACAATAGATTGACATTGTTTTAATATTACTATAATTCTTCAGTTTTGTCAACCTATCTTTACGTAATTTAAAATCGTTTCAGGGAATTTGGTAATAAAGTTTTCCCCATGCCTCTTAATTTTTGCCTTAATGTTAAAGGTGGTACTCTCTTTTGGTAATTCTTTGGTTTGATCGAAGCTCTTAAAAAAGCTAACTAGGTTGCCGTTGCACGACCCATTCAGTACGTGGCAACTAAACTTATCTACAAACTTGATTTCATGCAAAGTAAACTCACCTTGAAAAGTACTTCCAATAGTACTTATGTGTTTTGACTCAGAGAAGTTAGTTTTAAGAGATTTCTTAACATCTTTCTTCTTCTTGCCTTCAAAATATATCTTTGGCGTAACTGCAACAACACCAAATTGTTCTTTGGTTAACTGTTGTGTGTTTAGACAAGTAATAAGGTTCTTCATGTAATCGGATAACGTATCAGCCATTATGGCCAAAGTGTTTTCTTTATTGATCCATTCAACTGATGCAACTGCATTTTGCAAGTCTTCATCTTTGATTGTCATCTGTTGCCAGTCTGGTGGTGAAAAGTGTTCGTCGTTTCTAAATTGTTCTACTAGGCAATCCTTGTTTGAAAACTGTGTAGGTGATTCTTCGAAACGTCTAGTTTCTCTGTAGTAGTCGCCATTGATTCTATATGCGGCGAAACTTGCCGATAGTATGTCTACCAACGGAAATTTTTTAACCTTATTATTCATTGTTGCCTCACTTGCCTAATTATAGTAATACTATAACATCAATGTATTGGTTTGTCAACCAGAAATTAAAGTATATGATCTGCGACTTTTAAGTCAATTAACTGCTTGGCAGTAAAGTATTGGTCTGATGGGTTATTGAATTTCTTACGAACGTCTGCTAAACTGTATCCAGTTGCATCTCTTAATATCTGCATACATCTTTGTTCACAGTTGTTGTTCTCTTTCATCTGTGCTTTCATGTCGTGCATCTTAGATTCCATTGTGTCTGAGTGTTGATGGTTCATTATACCTGTGTTCTTACCGATATATCTTTCACCTTGTTTACCACTTGCAAATATCAAAAATCCAGCACTCATTACTGCTCCAATACCTACTGTAGAAATAGTATGATAGCTATCTCTCATAACATCGATCAGTCCGAACATTTCATATAGGTCTCCACCTACTGTATTCACGTACAATGTTAGTTTACGTTTTGGTCTTTTTACAAGATTTGCTGATACTATCCATTTGATTGCTTTGGAGATATTGTCATTATCTAGCTCTCCACTCAAGTAATGAATGTCATTATCATGTAGAGTTGCTTCTATCCTCTCATCAACTGAATATTGTTCGTATACTTTTTTCATGAAATCCTGTAATTTATATTATTTATCATGTGTCCACTTTAAGTGTCCTAATTCGTGTTTTTCAGCCCAACGTATAAAAAGACCCAATTCTCGCCCGTGTGCTTCTATTTCCCAGGGTCTTTCAAAGTACTCATCTGAGCTTATATCGTACTTTTGCCCATTCCAGCTTACTTTTTCAGCACTTGCTAGATCTCGCATTTCTCCCTTGGCGAACTGTTTGACGTGTACCATTTCGTGGCAGATGCTTTCTAGCACCCTTCTGAGTCTAGTACTTGGGTCTATTTCTATCGTAAATTCTTTGGGCCTATAACTGTCATCTTCCCATGAACAATTACCCATTTGTCTATGCTTTTCGTATAGTGGAGTAAAGTGTAATTTTACTGTAAGAGTATTGGCAAGTCTAGTACTCATTAGCTTATCTGCACAGAACTCTATGATAGATTTTGCATAAGCCTTTTGCGATTTTGTGCCACCTTTGATACTAACTTCCATTAATTCACCCTTTGTTGATTGTAATATATATTATATACAAATTTTGCCAGAAAGTCAACCTTTTAGGTTCGAGATAAATGTAGGTTTTTCAATGGTTTAAAAACTATGTTGCCAAAATAAAGTAAATACTTGTATGAAGGACTTTTATCAAAGCGCCTTTTATGGGCTTGTAAAAGACACCCAGGAGTCAAGTGGTTACACTCTACCTGTAGAACTTGAGTCTTATGTTGTTATGCTTCTCGCGGACAAAGTTGATAAACCAGACTTCCTACCAGATACTAGTTTTGCTGAATATTATTTAGAATTAAGGAATAGCAGAGATGCTAAGAGTCTTGGAGATAACTGTTTATTTGTTACGGGTGTGTTTCCCACATATGGTATCGATATCGACTACTATATTGGTATAGGTCAAAGTAGTTATAATCGCATTTCTTACGGTATGAACAAAGAGCTTTTTGATTCTTTATCAGTTCACTTCCGCTTTCTGCGTAAATTTATTAATCTGACGACTTCGCATACTTCTGTTTATCGTTAGCAACTAACAAACAGTCTGTCTGTATGGACTGGATCATATTGTCTATTTCACTAGTATCAGCCTTAGGCGTGTTGTACTTCATGTCACGTAGCTTATCAGCCATAGCTTTGATAGAATCAATCTTGTCGCAAAATTCAGATATCTTGTGTATCATATGTTTCTCTACTATATTACTTTTTCTTTCTACTACTATTAATTATTACTCTAACTAAATATAGCAAACAAACAAGGTTTAGTCAAGTGGAAATTTTCCTTTTATTAATGATAAAACACGCAATAGTTGATTTGGGTTTTCAACCCTTTGGACTAGGAGCAACCAAATTAAGATATTTTGGTTGGGCGGCACATAAGCAACATTACATACCACATGGGGTGTTAACAATGCTTGTAATGGCGCTTTACACTAGCATAGAGGTCTCTGTGTTGCTTGGAATACTTGATTACATACTACACTGGCATATAGACTATTTTAAGACGAATATACGTGAAAAGTACGGTTGGAAGAATAATCAAAGGCAGTTTTGGGTATTGAATATGTTTGACCAAATACTACACTTCTTAGGATATTATTTAATTATTACTATTGCTATTTTCTAGCGAAACCAAAGCCCATTGAACCCGGCAAGTTCATATTAGCATAAAACTCTTTACCAGCATCAAACTTTATTCTACCATCAAATACTGGTGGATAAATTACAAGCATTTTGGTAAACTTACCTTTGTCGTCACCCTGCATTTGGAACGTGCTTTTTATTTGGATCATGTTAGAGCTTTCTAACACAGTCTTAAAGAATCTGTTTAGGTTATCAGGATCGTTGTTCATCTGTGCCGCAACGTTTTTAGCAAGTGTTGTTGTGAAGTGCCATAGCTTTCTGTACTTGGCATTTTGTAAAGTTGCGTCTTTAGGACGATACACATTTGAATTCATGTATTCATCATAGTGTCTTGGTACTGCTTGTTTAATTCTTTCTTCATTATTCCAACTAGATGGATCGTCAACTAGTTTTTTAAGTGCATCTAGTTCGGCTTCATTAATCATACCTAATCTAGTTGCTAGTTTGTAAACTTGATACTTCTTATCTTTTTCCTTAATTGTTTCCATCCAACCCAAGTACTCTTTAAATTCTGTAAAGAAGTTTTTGTTCTTTAATTTAATTACGTCTGGTTTGTTATCAATAGTTTCTGCAATACTAACGGCACTTGCCTTCGCACCACCTTTACCATCTTTAGCACTAATACCTATCTTTGCTCCCTTAGGAGATATAATAAAACTGTCAATAAGTTTTTGTGATTCGTCTGCTGGATACTCTACAGTTTTCATAGCCTGCCAAGTAAGTCCTGGTTCAATAACCTGTAACAGTTGTTCCTGTGCTTCTGCTACTGCACCTCCGACCATGCTTGATCCTTGTGATAGTGCAATAGGTCCTGCAATCTCACCTATTTGAATTTCGTAGTTACCTTTGTAGTCCTTTGTTGCAGGCATGGATGTATCTAAGTTTTCTATTATGTCTGCAATGATTGGTCTTTCTTCTGGTGGAACATCTTTAGGAAATAGCTCTGAACTTCTAATTCTTTCTGCTACTGCTGATATGTCCATAGGACCATCTGTAACACCTAATCTATTTGGAAAGAACCTTACGTTAGGGTGTGCCTTGTTTGCAGTTGCTGATAATGTCTTTTTAATATTGTATCCTAATGGCTCTATGTTTCTCATAAAGTCAGTTAGTTCCCATTTGATGTAGTTTGCAGTCTTGCTCTTGTAATATCTTACAAAGTGTAGTGTACCTGCGTCTGATGTTATTTCAACAACAATGGCCGCATACTCGGTTAATGGCTTTTTGTTTGCTTCAATTAGTTTACCTGTGATACCAGCTGTCTTTAGATCTTCTTGGAACTGTACATCTGCATGAACAGAAGCTGGTCCTACTGATGATCCGTTTTTAGCATCTGGATCAGTTGTATCATCTTCTTTTTCTACTGCAACGTATCTTTCTGTTTGTTCATCTAATGGAAAGAACCAACAGTTGGTAGGAATAAACTTACCACCTTCTTCAGTGCTAAAAGGACTTTCCATACCCTTCAGATTGATATCGTCTACTGCACCTTTGATACCTCTAGTGCTTTCTAATATAGGTTTGGATACTGTTTTAAATTCGAAAAATCGCATAACACAAGTATTTATGCTATTTTAGGAAACAAGGCATTAGTACAAAATTCATCTACGTCTGCTTCGTTAAGCCCTAAGGACTTCATAACACGTGGTGTATGTGGGTTCTGTTGCTGATTATGACAGTAATAGTCCTGTGCACCAGCAGTAAACTCTACTGTTTGTTCTCCTGCATATTCAGGTACACTATCAAACCATACCTTTAAGTTATCAACTGCAAGTTTACAAATAGCCTGTGCTTCTTCTTCTGTAGCAACGTTACCAGCGGCAATCATGCCTGGACTGAATATGTTTGTTGCCCATTCAGGTAATTCACGTTTCTTACTAGGAATAAAATCTTTGACAGCATCTAAGTACCATTCACACAACGGATGATCTTCTCCGCCACTTGATGCACTAAAGTCATGGAAGGCACCAGTCATCTTACGTTTGCCTGCGATAACATCAAAGCCGTATATAGGTGCACCATTGTCTAGTGTTGGAAAGCAACATACGTGCATCATCCACAGACCTTTTTGTTCACGTACATCAACAACGTCAATGTGAGCTCTTCGAACGTGCTTGTTTGCCCATACTCTATTCAACCAACCGTTCTCAGGCTGATTAAACTTGTTCAAGGTCTTTTCTTCTGTTTCTTCTGCATACTTGTCAAATATGTCAAGTATCTCGTCTTGGGTTTTAATTAGTGTGTCCCATATAATTGATTCGCTCACCTGTTACTCCATTGTCTGTTTGTTAAGCCCGGATAAGAAGCTTTCTTGTTTTCTTCCTTCATTCTATTTAAAAGGTCTAAGCTCTCTGCTTCACCTAAATTGGCAGTAGCAGTTTTAATGCCTACGGTGTTTAACCATAGCTTCCAATTGATGTCTTGAAATATTTCTGTGTTGCGTGGAAAGAACTGTTCATCTACTGTGGGAGTAAAGTTTCTTGCATAGTTTGTACACAGATCTTCCATCTTTTTAGTTTCTTTAAAGTTTTCTTCAACGTGTCTCCAAAACTTACTCTGTCTTGGATTGCTAAAATAATGTAGTGCAACAAAGCCCATGCTATCTTCGTACACGTTACTCATGTCCTCGTTAAATCTATCTACGTCTGCCTGTTCATAGTAACCTTTTTTCATATAGTGTAGTGCTGAACTACCTATTACTAATAGTGCAAGTCCTGTTGACTCGAGTGGTTCAATAAATCCACTTGCTAGTCCTACACTAAAACAGTTGCCACGCCAGTTGTTTGCATTGTACTCTGGTTTGAAAGGTACATGATTAAACTTACCTGTTCTTAATCTATGTTCTCCCCAATGTTGTACAAAGTAATCTTCTGCTTCTTGTTTAGTTGTTATATCACTATTGTAACAAAGTCCACTACCTATTCTATCTTTAACAGGAGTTTTCCATATCCATCCGTGGTCACAAGCCTGTGCAGTTACATAAGGTACCTGCGGTTCATCTTCTGTTTCATAACTAATCTGTGATGCCACTGCGGCATTTGTAAACAACATATGGCTTCTGTCAACCCATTTACTATTGCCTAGTGCATTTGAAAGTAATCTTTTAAATCCTGTACAGTCAACAAAGAAGTCTCCAGTGACTATTTCATCGTTCTCTAATACAACGTGTTCAATGTTTCCATCTTTTATAACAGGCTTATCTATGTGTGCTTTAATATGTTTTAACCTTGGATACTTCTTATTAAGATATTCGCTTAAGAAGTTTGCTAGTTTAACTGCATCTAAATGATAACCTACATGAGCTTCACTACCACAGGCAGTTGTGTTACCTGCAATCTTCTTATCCTTAACACTGATGTCATACCAAGCAGTCCACTTTTCGTAATCTTCAAAAGGAACATTAGCATCTCGACATAAGTCTATTACATCATGCCAGTTACCTGTTTGTGCTTTTTCAATTGGAAAGTAAAAAGGTTGCCAAATGTTTTTACCATCATCTCTCCAGTTAGGAAAGTATGTGCCTAGTTTAATAGTTGCATCACATTCCTTTGTCCACAGTTCGGTTGGTATACCACAGTCAGTTAGGTAATGGTCGAAGCCAAGTATAGTAGCTTCACCTACTCCTACTATAGGTATGTTAGGACTTTCTATTAGTGTGATTTGTGTGTTGGGTAAATTGTATAGGGCATAAGCGGCTGTGAGCCAACCTGCACTACCTCCTCCAACTATAACAATTTTTTTAACTTGTGAGTTTGACATCCATCAATTCCTGAAAAGTTTTAGTAGCAAAGTCAAAACAAATCTTTGCCTCATCAGCCATACTATCATCTAAACGTTCTCTAATTAATTCTTTAAGAGCTGGACCGTTTTCGAAATTATATAGTGTGCCACTTCCTGGAATCTTTTTACGGATCATCTGTCCGCCACTTAGGTCACCCATGTGCCTAGTATAAATGTGTGCGAACAATTTCTTTTCATCATCTTTTATGCTCATGATATGATCTGCATATTCTTTAGTAACAGATAAAAGCTCAGGTGGATTGTCTTTGTCTTCCCACAGTTCTTCATAGTCTGCCCAGATGTTTGGAGCTCGTCTAATATCCATTAGACCGTTCATTAATCCATGTGACATGGAACATACTTCTAAAATATTATATTGTTGATGCTGATTGTACATAAAGGTAGCATATAGTTTCGGATCTATATGTCCGCTCATTAGTACTTTTACAAACTGTTGTCTTTCTGCATTACGATGATGTTCGTATGTTAATTCTTTAAGGCTCATTCTTTCTCAACTTTCACTTGTAATGGAAAGCCGTTTGAGCGAGCCAACTGCGTAGTTTCGATTCCTTTTTGTTCTGCTATTTCAAAAGTGAATACTCCAACTATCGCTGACCCTTCTTCATGTATTTTTACAGTAAGGTCTCTTGCCGTTTCGTCTGTATGTTTAAATATTCCGATAAGGCACTCAATCACGAAGTCCATTGGTGTTTGGTCGTCATTTAAGAAAACAACTTTGAACATTCCTGGCTCTAAGATTTGTTGCTTAATTTTTTCGTCTATTTGTACGTCCATAACATTACTTATCATTGAATCGCTCCTGAGAATTAGAAGTGAGTGGGGAGAGTAACATAGAAGTTGTGTCCCCACTCATTCCGTTTTGAACTACTTAATGCTAATAGTTCTTGGTTTTTTGCTATCTGGAATAATCTTTTCCAGTTCAACTTGTAAAAGACCGTCTTTAAGTTCCGCACCTTTTACTTCCACATCTTCAGCAATAGTAAAAGATCTAGTAAAGTGTCTTTTGCTAATACCTTGGTGTAGTGTGCCTTCTTTAGCTTCTTCCTTCTCATGAATGGATTTGATTTCTAAAGTATTATCTGCGTACTTAACTTCAATATCCTTCTTGTTGAAGCCTGCAAGGGCTACTTCAATATTGTAGGTGTATTCACCTGTTTTTACAATATTGTAAGGTGGGTAATTAACAGATGGTGTCATTAACGTATCGTTGTCAAACATTCTTTCGAAGTGATCAAAGATAGGATCAAACCCTACTGTTACTGGTCTTAGTTGATTAAAAATTGATAGATGTTGATGTCTTGTCATTATATGTCTCCTTTATTAAGCAAGTTAAATGTTGAAAGAACCTATCAAGCATTCTTTAACATATTAGTATTTATACTACTATACGAATTATATGCTAAAATAGGTCAATTTACAAGTATAAATGTAACCAAATTACTTGATATGAACGAAAAAGAACTGATTTAAGCTATAACGGCCTGAGCCTTTAATGTGCTTTACTTCGTGTTGCTCGAAGCTAGGAAACAGTATAGTTGTATTGTTTTCCATCTTAGGAGTATAGTCATAGTCACTGAAACATAGCTCTCCTCCTGTATACTGCTTGGGGTCTTCATGTAATAATGTTACTGCTGACATAACTGCAAGGTCTGGGTGCGGAGCATAACTACCATCTCCATTATAACAGTTCAGTTGTGTTACATCAAAATTACACATCTTGATATAGTTACTAAACACATTGTCGGACAGGTCAATATTAAATATCTTTCTGTTGTATCTAAGAATACTGCTGACGTGTCTATCTTCCTTGTAGTGCTTATCTAAATGCACGGCAGTCATGTTACTGCTTTTAGGATCACCATTGTCTTGTGTGTCCTGGCTGTGTTTATTAAGATAGTTTATTTCAGAAAATACACTTGGAAGTTCTGCATCGTCAAAGAAGTTGTTAATTATTGTGTGTACAAACGGAACCTTGTGTGTGCTAACTTGCATTGTACTGATTGAACACTTGGTTAACCTGTTGTGTACATCTTACGAATGTAGTACACTTAGGCATATCTTTAATACGTTTTGCACCAATGTATGTGCAAGTGGATCTTAGTCCGCCAAGTATTTCTGTTAGTGTACCTTCTACTTCTCCTTTGTAAGGAATAGAAACAAGTTTACCTTCTGCTCCACGGTATCCATCTTTACGTGTACCATGTGTTGCCATTGCCGCATCTGAACTCATACCGTAAAACTCAACAAAGTTTTGTTCTTCAAATCGTGGAACATAAGTTCCGTTGTCTAACTTGTGAGCAC